TAAAAGGTGGTTAAAAAACCACCTTTTTTGGTCGAGGTGACAGGACTTGAACCTGCGGCATCTTGGTCCCAAACCAAGCACTCTACCAAACTGAGCTACACCTCGAGATGTTGCTTAATAACAACAGCTTAATTATTATATACCATATTTTCGGATTTGTCAACATAATTTTCGCTTTTCATTCAAAATTAATTCAAATATTTTGAAAATCACCATAAAACAGACCGAAAATGTGGTGCAAAACAGCCGTCCCTACATAAGAAACGGCTGTTGGTGCGGGTAACTTGCAAGGGGGATAGGAATGGGGAAAATAGGGGATTTTGTTAGCTATATGTAAGCTACGGAACATAATTATGAACAATTCAGGATAATATAAGACTATATTTTGTTGATTGCGTTCACCAATTCTTTTGGGTTTATGTGGGTGTAAACCTTTTCGGTCAAGTCCATTTTCGACTTGTGACCGACTATTTTTTTGATGATTGTGTGGTTCACATTTGCCGATACAAGCATTGAAATGCAGGTATGTCTTGTTTCGTGTATGGTGTGGTCTAAACCTAAATCGTTTTGCAGAGGTGTCCAGTAGTTGCGTTTAAAGTTATCGTATTTCAGCGGCTTGCCATTGGTGTTATTCAGAACATATCCACATTGAGAATCGCAGATGAATTTCTGCCAAAACGGCAGTACTTTATCTGCTATAGGCACGGTTCGTACACCTGAATCGGTCTTTGAACTTTCAACAAAGAAAGTCTGTTCGTCAAGGTTTACATTTGAAATTTTCAGATTGAGAAGTTCAGATACACGCACTCCCGAATAAATCAGCATAAGCACTATTTTTACCGAATCAAGATTTGAATATTCCCACAAAAGATTTATTTCGCTTTCCGAAAACTCCCTGCGTGCTCGTTTTGTTTCATCTGACTTGGCATTGATTTTCAATTTTTCTGCAAGATTGTTATGGAGCATATCGTGAAATATGCAGTATTCGTAGATTTTGTTCAACAGAATTTTAATTCGCCTAACCGATTGATAACCGTTGTTGCAGTTATCGAGAACTCGTTGCATATCAATGATTTTTATATCGGACATCTTGCGATTGTATAACATTGAGCATTGTTTGTATGCCGCATTATACTGTCTTTTGGTGTTCGGATTTGTGTCTTCGGTGATGAACTCCTTGTACCAAAGTTCATAAATTTCTGAAAAAGTGCGTCTTGCCGAATCAACATCAAACGGGTTTTGATTGTAATCAGCAAGAGCGTTCAGAGCTTTCGGCTTGTTGGGAAAGTAGCCTATAACTCTGCGTTCCTGATTGCGTGTTTCTTTGTTGTATCCTATTGTCACGCAGGCAACCCACGGATTGCGCCTGTTTCCGCTCAGCTTATAAACAGAGCCGTAGCCGTTAGGCAGTTTCATTTTATACACTCCTTTTGCTTAAAAAAGGGTGCAAAAATCCCTTGTGCTTTAAATTACTTGAAAAACACAAGGGATTGTGATACAATTATTTTGCGTGTAATCGTATCATCTGCACCCTGTGTAGGTGGTTTCCGCTCTGACTTGCGCCAACAGGTCAGGGCGGTTTTTTTTATTTATTTATCTCTTCCATTATTGTATCTATTTTATCTATGTCGAGACTGTAGCAACGGATATTGCCTAAAGTTTTTTTGATTATTAAACCGTAATCAGACAGGGTGTTTAACCTGTTTGTAACTGTACTTCTGCTTAATTTCATAACATCCATTAGTTCCTTTGTGCTTATTCCGCTTTCGGAAAACAAACTTGCCTGAATAAGCAAAAAATACAGATCACTATATTTTTCGTCGGCGCCTTTAGGCAGAAAGATAATGCACTTTCCGTAATGTGTCAGTTGCTCTAATCTTTTCTCCAAAGCGTACACCAACTTGTGCAACGAATCATCAATAATGTCGGTAAACATAATTATAAAAGGAGTTAAATCTCCCTTGTTTTTCGGGTCATTACACACCTTGAATGCCTTGTAGTAATCGTTTATGTTCTCTTTAATAGAATAAGACATTCTGTAACCGATAATTGATTCAAATTCTTTTGACAACAAGTAACTGCTGATGAAACGGGATGTTCTTCCGTTGCCGTCATAGAAAGGATGAATGTAACCAAAGAGGTAATGAAAAATTGATATTCTGAAAACACACTCAATGCTTTTGTCATTAAGTATTGCCAACGCTTTATTCATACACTCTATAATTTTTCCTTCGGGATTAACTCCTCTGTGAAGTTCTTTTTGCGTTGCACTGAGGACGCTTGTTGAATCTTTTCTGAAGATTTTACCGTCAGGCAAATCAGACGGGTTATCTTCTTCGATTTCAAAATATACTAAATCATTGTACAGGTTGCGGATATCTTCGCAGGTGTCAAAGGACATAGTTTCATTTTTTTGCAACATAAGATATTTTTGCACAAGCCCCATAAAACGCTTCCCGTGGCTCTTTGTTTCCAGTTCTGACAAGACACTGTTAATTTCTCTTCTTGAGCTGTAAACACCTTCAATATCATTTGTCTTTACAATTTCATCAACCAAACATCTGATAGCGAAATGGTCAATTGCTTTTTCGGGTAATGAATCCCTTAAAGCTTTGATTTGCTTATCGGTTTTATAAATGTCACGAATTTTCGTAATAAATTCGGGTATCATCACAAAAAAAGCAGGGTTATCGTGTATCAGAAAATCTAAGTGTACTGCGTATTCGCTTTTATACCTTTCGTTGTAAATTTTTTCATAATTTTCTTTGTCAGAATAAAACAGCTTATCTAAAGATTTATACCCCAAATGTATCACCTCTCCAATAAGTATTATATGCCGTAATTTAACAATTATACGCATATATCAGAAAAGCAATTCGTAAAAATAGGCTGTTTTTACGAATTGAATATAATTATACACCGACAAATTCACAAAATCAATATATTTTTACAAATTTAACTGTTACAGTAAAACAGCTTTTCTCACTGTAACGATTTACTGACTTCTTTTACAAGACCGAGGATTTGAACACGGGTGACATCGTTATTTTTGAACACTCGTGGGGGATAGTAGGGGTTGACTGAATGCAACTCAACGGTGTTATCGTTGTAAAGGACCTTTTTAACAACAGCCTCTTCATCGTCAACGAGGACTGCGGCAATCTGACCGCTGTCAACGGAAGTTTGCTTTTTAATAAGAATTTTACTGCCGTCATCAATCAGAGGGCTCATAGAATCGCCGTGAACATTTATCCATATATATTTATCCTGTTCCGACGGACAGGTGATGTATGTAGGCATATAGTCAACAGGCACATCCTGAGCTATCACTCCGAACCCTGCCGAAATGCTGTCATATACAGGTCGCATAAACACATTTGTTTGCGGAAGTGGGGTTGCTTGGTCTTCTTCTTTGTTTTCGGAAGCAACATCAGAAATATAATTTTTTCCGGGAATAAAATCTGGGAAAAATTTGTAAACGGCTTTATCCCAATCGTCCATTTTCCTATTCCAACCTAAAATCCATTCAGGCGATGTTTGTAATGCTTTTGCAAGAACCTCTAATTTATCAAGAGGAATATTTTTAATTCCACCTGTTTCATAACGCTGTAAGGTAGATTTGCTCATACCTGTTAAATCAGCTAATTGTTGAAAGCTTAAGTCTAACGATTCTCTTCTGCTTTTTATTCTAAGCATTATGTCTTTCATTTGTTCACTAATGTCTTTCATTTTTGTCACTTCCTTATTAGGTTTGGCTATATTATAACCCAAATGGTTCAAAAATGCAACACTTTATTTAAAAAAGTTGCAAAAATGGGTTGACAAGTTTGAAAATGTGATGTATCATAAGAACATCCCAAATGTGCAACGGAAGTGAGGTGGATAAAATTGAACACAAGATTACTTAAGGCAAAAATGGTGGAAAAGGGATTTACACAGTCAACACTTGCTATAGCTATCGGAATTTCCGAGATGTCTTTGTCTCGAAAAATTAACGGTCTTAGGGAATTTAGGTTATCAGAAGCCTGTAAAATATGCGAAGTTCTTGATATAGAGAACCCTGCGCAAATTTTTTTTGCTAAGACTGTCCCAAATACGCAACAGTAAAAATCGCAACTATTATATTAAGGGGGGTGAGAAAATGGGATTTTTTAATAATTTATTCAACACAGAAAAAGCACCAACAGTCACCAAGACTGTCAGTGCACCTTATGTTCCGCCTTATCCTTTAGAAAAAGATTTTTATACTTTTGATAAGGTAGAGTGGAGCGGAGCGTTACCACCTCATTCAATGACACTTTCTTTTGTACTTCCTTATTCCGATTGGTGCGAATTTGAAAAGTCAGACCTTTATCGAGATTTGGAGAATTATCTTCAGGAATTACAAAAACGAGGTAACCCGAATGAGAATGTAGGCACTCAAGATTGATAGGCAGATGTTCATTGTATGTCGGAACATACTCATCAACACCTTTTGCCTTGTGATGATAAGAATTAACTTCGTGGGTGTTGTAATCTTCGGTGTACTCTATGCCGTTCAGAACTAATTGAATGTCGGTAACAGAAATAGGCAGTTGCGATTTATTGTTAAGTTTATAATGAACGAAAAGTCTTTTCTTTCCCTGCACGCCTAATTTGTATGCGTATTCAAGCATTGTGATTTCCAAATTCACTTTGTGCGAAACAAAATAGTTAATCAGGTTTATTAAAGATATTAAAAAGCCTGCAATGCCTAAAATACCACTAATTATTACCCACATATAATCAGCTCCTTTGCTCGATTATAACATTCGCAAAAAATATTTGCAACACAATCAATAATACCACAATCGCAGTCCCATTAAACGGACTTAGCTGAAAAGAGGTGAAGAAAGACGGAAGTAATAATAATTTTAGGACTGCTAATGCTTTGCACAGCTTTTGCTTCAGCAGTATTAGCAATAAAAATAGTAGCCGCCCATTTGTATAAAACAATAGACAGCTACCTTGATAAGCACGACGCTCAAATTATGGATCTGATTAAGTGGGCAAAGGAGAATGAAAATTGAACAAGTTTTTAATGTTTGTAGTGTTTATTCTCAACGCAATTAGCTTACTTCTGCTGATTATAGCAATGCTTATCAAAGCAGGAGTTATCCGTTAAGAAAGAAGTATTCAAAAAGTACAATTAGAATTACTGATAATAGGAAAACCGCAATCAACGGCATTGAATATTTAGTAATTCCTAATATTAAAACTTTTATGTTTCGTGTTTTGTATGTATACATCTTTTTATCTAACGGTCTTAAAGGAATTCCTAAAGCACAACAACAATCGTCATATTCTTTGTCGACTAATTTTGAAATGCTTTGAAAGTTAATTTTATCTAATGGAAGAGAAAATACATAGCTGAGTTTTCCACCTGCGATAAGTTTATTATCGGCAATAATATCTTCGCATTTTTCAACGGCTTGTTTAATTTCAGAAGTAATTTCCTTTTTGTACAAATGTTCTTCAAGCAGGTTGAATATGGGGAAAATCACTAATTCATATCGTTCTTTCAGATAGGTTTTGTTCTGTTCCTTTTTAAATAATATCCAAGAAAGAACCAAAGTGCATAAGGTTGAAACTGCGGATATTATTAAAGTCAACCACGATAAAATATCATTCATATTTATGCCTCCTTTCATAGTTAATCATAACATTTAAGGTCGTGTAAAGCAATAAAATATCGAAAAGCAGGTGAGAAAATGGCAAAACTTAAACTTATTGACACAAAGGACAGGTTTCTTCTTGAAATTGACGGAACAGAAATTCCGTATGTTACAAGCTATCAGATAACACGAACGGTCGGCGAGGTTGTACTGCTCAAACTGGCACTCAGCGTTGCTGATGTTGAATCAGTCGAAATCGTTTCAGACAAAATTACCAACGAAAATTAAGGAGGTGTACATATGGACACAGTTCAGATGAACAAAAAAATCAAAGAAATTATGGATAGCAGTGATGTCTATCTGCTTTCGGAAGATGCCGCAAAGGCTATTGGAGTTGCTCCGCAAAACTTGCGTGAACAGGCAAAGGACGAACCCGAAAAATTGGGATTCAATGTAATTGTAGTCGGCACATCTATCCGTATTCCGAGAATACCGTTTCTCAATTATATTCTCGGTTCAAACCCGTTGAAAGGAGTGTAACAAATGTGGTTAAGAAACTATCCGACACGCAGAAAACTGCTCAAAGATGTGGAAAACCTCAGAGCAGAGAACAGACATCTCAGCATTGAGCTGAGAAACGCAAGGGCAGACCTCGCCCTTGAACTGGTGACATCAAGCGGTTATCGCAACGAAAACCGTACACTTCGCAATAAGCTCAAAGCCTATGAATCATCAGAACCCGAAACAATCGGCTTTGAATGTGTGGGGGTCAGTAAATGAAAAAGGGGACAACAGTCGAAAGCGGATATGATGTTGAGGGACGCTGGTGTCTGAAACTCAAAAAAACTAAAGGCAAGTTTACGCTCGATGAAATAATTGAAGCGGCGAAAGAATGGGAAGAAGATTACTACGCCGTGATAATTAAAGCGATGGGCGATGAGACAGCACAGTATTACGATGACGACCTTGAGGGGGATTGCGTAACGCTATATCGTGCTACAGATTTTATCAGCAAAGAGGTGTAAGCGATGAAAAGATTAACTTTAAATCAAGACAGCGAAATCAAAGTCAAGGATATCTACGGCGAAATGCACGACTGTGACGATGTACCGAATGAGTTTTACGGCTGCATCCGCAAACTTTACGATTATGAGAACACAGGGTTCAATCCCGAAGAGATTGAAATAATTGTAGAAGCTCTTGAAGATATGCGTAACAAGCTGTATAAAGCCGGCAGCCCAAATGCGTACAGTGTGAGCGACTGCCGTAAAACCCTTAACACTATTCTTGAAGTAAGGGAAAAAAGAAAAATCCGCTGAAGCTCTGCAAAGCCTCAACGGACAAAGAAAAATACCTTAATTAAATGATAGACAATTTTAAGCGAATTGTCAAGGAGGACTTTAATATGTCAGTAAAAATATCAGCTTTTGAAATCGAAAATGTAAAAAGAGTAAAGGCGGTTGCTTATGAACCGACCGAAAACGGACTTACCGTGTTGGGCGGTAAAAACGGACAGGGCAAGACATCTGTTCTTGACGCAATTGCGTGGGCTCTCGGCGGTAATCGTTTCGCTCCGTCTGCTCCGTACCGTGAGGGTTCAACGATTCCGCCACATCTTAAAATCAAGCTCTCAAACGGTATTGTTGTGGAGCGTAGCGGTAAGAACAGCAGTCTTAAAGTAATTGACACCGCAGGCAACAAAGGCGGACAGGCTTTGCTTGACGCATTTGTCAGTAACTTTGCTCTTGACCTGCCGAAATTTATGAATGCAACCGGCAAGGAAAAGGCTGACACGCTCCTGCAGATTATCGGTGTAGGCAACAGAGTTTATGAACTTGAAACGCAGGAAACACAGGTGTATAACGAGCGTCGTGCTATCGGTCAGATTGCAGACCAAAAGAAAAAGTTTGCCGCCGAAATGCCCGAATACGAAGGCGTGCCGAATGAACCTGTATCAGCCTCTGAACTTATCAATAAACAGCAGGAAATTCTTGCACGCAACGGTGAAAATAACCGTCTGAGAGCAGAAAAAGATAGCCTTGAAATCCGTGCCAACAGCTTACAGAGCGAAATCAACAGGCTTAACGAGGATTTGAGAAAATACAATTCCGAACTTACAAAAGTGCTTGCACAGCTTGAACAGAGCAGAAAGACCGTTGCCGAACTGCACGATGAAAGCACGGCAGAACTTGAAAGAAACATTACCGAGATTGACGAAATTAACCGCAAAGTCAGAGCAAACCTTGATAAGGCGAAAGCTGATGAGGACGCAAAGGAATATTACGGCAAGTACGCCGATATGACGGCACAGCTTGAAGAAATCCGCAAAACAAAATATGACTTGCTCAACAACGCAAATTTGCCCCTTGACGGCTTATCGGTTGAAAAGGGCGAGCTTACATACAACGGCTTTAAGTGGGACAATATGAGCGGTTCGGAACAGCTTCGTGTCGCTACGGCAATTGTCCGCAAGCTCAATCCCGAATGCGGATTTGTCTTGCTTGACAAGCTCGAACAAATGGATACCGACACACTCAAAGACTTTGCAAAATGGCTTGAATCAGAGGGACTGCAGGCCATTGCAACAAGAGTTTCAAACGGTGATGAATGTTCAATCATCATTGAGGACGGTTATATTAAGTCCGAAACAACCGCACCTGTTACAACACCAACTTGGACAGAAGGAGAGTTTTAATTATGGCTACAAGAACTACAGCTAAAACAACAGCAAAAACAAACACAAATGAATGTGTAATCAAATGCAATCCGCACAGAGAGCTTGCCTGCGGTTATACCAAGGTCAAGATTATGCCCGAAAATTATTCAAGAATAGTTTTGATTGCAGGTATGACAGGCAAGTCAATACAGGATCTGACAAACGAACTGCTCAACTACGCAATCGACTATGTTGTCATTGATGTTGACGGCAATAAAATCAATTTTTCAGATGTACAGGGGGTGAGATAAATGAACATCACGAAAGGTAAAATCAAGTCAGCGCAAAAAGTTGTAATTTACGGTCCTGAGGGTATCGGCAAATCAACCTTTGCTTCACAGTTTCCGAACCCTCTGTTTATCGACACGGAGGGCAGCACAAAAAACCTTGATGTTGCAAGAATGGATAAACCGACATCGTGGACGATGCTCAAGAGTCAGCTTGAATATATCAAAAGCAATCCGACTGTATGCAAGACGGTTGTTATTGATACAATCGACTGGGCAGAACAGCTTTGTATTGATGATATTTGCTCAAAGTACGGCAAAAAAGGTATTGAGGATTTCGGTTACGGAAACGGATATGTTTACGAAAAAGAGGAGTTCGGCAGATTTTTGAACAGCCTTGAAGATTTGATTGACAGAGGTATCAATGTTGTGCTCACCGCACACGCACAGCTCCGCAAGTTTTCACAGCCTGATGAAATCGGCGAGTATGACCGTTGGGAGCTAAAACTCGGCAAAAAGACTGCTTCACAGATTTCTCCGCTTGTAAAAGAATGGGCGGATATGGTGCTTTTTGCAAATTATAAAACAGTAGCGGTAGCGACCGACAAAGACGGCAGAAAGTACAAGGCACAGGGCGGAGGGAGAGTGATGTACACGCTTCATCACCCTTGTTGGGATGCAAAGAACCGTCACGGACTGCCCGAAGAAATGGACTTTAGCTATGCAGGCATTGCCCATATTTTTAATGATGTTGCACCTGTAAATAACGCTCCTGTTCCGCAGAATCCGATACCTCAGCCTCCTAAGGCAGAGCCTGTGACACAGCCTGTACCACAAACTACGCAGATTGAAAAAGCTCCCGAGCCTGTACCACCTTCACCTATGCCACAGAATGACAAGTCTGTCAATATTCCTGAGGGCATACCAAAAGCACTTGCCGACCTTATGAGGGCTAACGGAGTTGACGAAAGCGAAATCAGACAGGCGGTGTTTACACAGGGACACTACCCTTACGATACACCGATTACAAACTATGACCCACGATTTATTAACGGTTGCCTTGTGGGAGCGTGGAATAAGGTGTTTGAAGTGATACAGAGCAACCGTGACTTACCGTTTTAATAAGAAAGGAAGATGTATAAATGGATAGAGAATTTGGTTGGAACGACGAAATAACCGAAGAGGGCGGAAATTATGAACCGCTCCCCGAGGGTGATTATGATTTTACAGTAGCAAAGGTTGAGCGTGCTCGCTCACAGGGTAAAGGCAAACTGCCGCCGTGCAATATGGCAAAGGTGACTTTTGATGTGTGGGGAGCAGATGACAAGCGAGAAATTACAGTTAATTTCGTACTGCACTCCTCGCTTGAATGGAAGCTGTCACAGCTCTTTTTGTCCGTGTCAATGAAAAAGCACGGCGAACCGCTCCGTATGGACTGGACAGGCATTATCGGCAAGAAAGGTAAATGTCAGGTTATCATACGCAAATATGTCAAGAATGACGGTACAGAGGGCGTAACAAATGACATCAAGTATTTTTATGCCTACGATGAGCAGGTGACAACGGTATCTCCTGCCGTAGCACAGCCTGCACCTCAGCAGTATGTACAGCCTGCAACGCCAAATACTGCGATGCCGAATAACTGGACACCGGGTAGCTTTTAATGCAACTTCGACCGTATCAGAATGAAGCAAAGAATGCCGTTTTCTCCGAGTGGGAAAGCGGCAATTTAAAAACATTACTTGTCTTGCCTACAGGCTGTGGCAAGACGATAGTTTTTGCAAAAATCACCGAAGAATGTGTCCGTCGAGGTGACAGGGTGCTGATACTTGCCCACCGTGGAGAATTGCTCGACCAAGCGGCAGACAAAATCCAAAAGGCAACAGGACTTAATTCGTCGGTTGAAAAAGCCGAGCAAAGTTGCATAGGTTCGTGGAACAGGGTTGTTGTAGGCTCTGTACAGACGCTTATGCGTGAGAAAAGGCTGTCAAACTTTGACAGCGATTATTTCGACACAATCATTATTGATGAAGCACATCACTCAATCAGCGACAGCTATCAGCGTGTGCTTGAGCATTTTGACAATGCAAAAGTGTTGGGTGTTACCGCAACACCCGACCGAGGAGATATGAAAAATTTAGGAACAGTATTTGATTCGCTTGCGTATGAGTACACGCTCCCTAAGGCTATCAAAGAAGGATATCTGTCACCGATTAAAGCTGTGACAATACCGCTTACACTTGACCTTTCGGGAGTTGCCACACAGGCAGGAGATTTTAAAGCAAGCGACATTGACACGGCACTTGATCCGTATCTTTATCAGATTGCCGAAGAAATGAAAAAATACTGTAAGGACCGTAAAACTGTTGTGTTTTTACCACTTGTAAAAACATCGCAGAAATTTAAAGACATTTTGAACGAAAAAGGCTTTAAAGCGGCAGAGGTCAACGGCAACAGCGAAGACAGAGCAGAGATATTGCAGGACTTTGAAAACGATAAATACAATGTCTTGTGTAACTCAATGCTTTTAACCGAGGGTTGGGACTGCCCAAGTGTTGATTGCGTTGTTGTTTTAAGACCCACAAAGGTTCGGGGGCTTTACTGCCAAATGGTCGGCAGAGGTACAAGACTTGCTCCAGACAAGACGGAGCTTTTGCTACTCGACTTTTTGTGGCACACCGAAAGACACGAGCTTTGCAGACCTGCACATCTCATTTGCGACAATGAAGAAGTTGCACAAAAAATGACAGAAAACTTATCAGAACAGGCAGGCTGTCCGATTGACATTGAAGAAGCGGAGGAAAAAGCAAGTGAAGATGTTGTTGCTCAGCGTGAAGAGGCGCTTGCAAATCAGCTTGCGGAAATGCGAACACGCAAACGCAAACTTGTAGATCCGTTGCAGTACGAAATGTCAATTCAGGCGCAGGACCTTGCAGAATATGTTCCGGCATTCGGCTGGGAGTGTTCTCCGCCTACAGACAAACAGAAAGCAAAACTTGAAAAGCTCGGAATATTCCCTGATGAAATTCAGAGTGCCGGCAAAGCAAAACTTATTCTTGACAGGCTCGAAAAGCGAAGAATTGAGGGCTTAACCACACCTAAACAAATCCGTATGCTTGAAAGCAGAGGTTTTCAGCACGTGGGCAAATGGCAGTTTGACGAAGCGTCAGCTTTGATTTCAAGGATTGCCGCAAACGGTTGGAGAACTCCGAAAAACATTAACCCGAAAACATATGTACCGCAAAGCGAGGTGAATACGGTTGGACTTACTTAATGCACTTGAATACATCAGTCCGTCAGAGCTTGACTACCAAGACTGGGTAAATGTCGGAATGGCACTCAAACAAGAGGGATACAGCGTAAAGGACTGGGACGATTGGAGCAGAGCAGACAACCGCTATCACAACGGTGAGTGTGAAAAGAAATGGCAGAGCTTTAACGGCTCTGCCTCACCTGTCACAGCAGGCACGATAGTCCAAATGGCAAAAGACAGAGGTATGACTTTCCGTGAATCGAAAGAACTCGGCTGGAATGATGAAATTGCTTTTGAACAGGGCGATATCGGAGTAACAGCCTGTGAGGGTGTAAAGTTTCACGAGCCTGCAAACTGGAATCCTGTGAATGAAATTGTAACCTACCTTGAAACCCTCTTTGACAGCTCCGAAAATGTCGGCTATGTAACCGAAACTTGGGAGAAGAACGATAACGGCAAGGTTAAATATCTGCCCACAAAGGGCAGTTGTGACCGTACGGCAGGTGAGCTTATTGCCGCACTTAATAACTGTGACGGCGATATCTCAAATGTATTTGGTGATTACAAACCCGAGGCAGGGGCGTGGATAAGGTTCAATCCATTGGACGGCAAAGGCGTTAAAAACGAGAATGTAACCGATTATCGTTATGCTCTCGTGGAATCTGACTGTATGGCTCTTGAAGAACAAAATGCAATCATCAGAGAGCTTGAATTGCCTGTTGCGGTACTTGTTTATTCGGGCGGAAAATCAGTCCACGCTATAGTTAAGATTGATGCTACGAACTATGACGAGTACCGCAAAAGGGTTGATTACATCTACAACGTATGCAATAAAAACGGCTTTGAAATCGACAAGCAGAACCGCAATCCGTCAAGGCTGAGCCGTATGCCCGGTGTTATCCGCAACGGCAAAAAGCAGTTTATCATTGACACAAACATCGGTAAATCAGACTTTGCCGAGTGGAAAGACTGGGTGGAAAGTATCAACGATGACTTACCTGATCTTGACAACCTTGCAGATTTTTTTGAAAATCCTCCTGAACTTGCTCCGCCTCTGATTGAGGGAGTATTGCGACAGGGACATAAAATGCTTCTCGGCGGACCCTCAAAAGCAGGTAAGTCATTTGGTCTTATCGAATTGTGTATTGCAATTGCAGAGGGAACAGAATGGTTCGGCTTTAAGTGTGCGCAGGGCAATGTCTTGTATGTGAATCTTGAGCTTGACCGTGCGTCCTGCTTTCATCGCTTTAAAGATGTGTATGAAGCATTAGGACTTGAACCAAAAAACTTAAACAGAATTGATATATGGAACTTGCGTGGTAAGTCCGTACCTATGGATAAGCTCGCCCCTATGCTCATACGCAGAGCTTTAAAAGGCAACTTTATAGCCGTAGTAATTGACCCGATATACAAGGTTATTACAGGCGATGAGAACAGCGCAGACCAAATGGCACACTTTTGCAACCAGTTTGACAAGGTATGTACCGAAATCGGTTGTGCGGTAATTTACTGTCACCACCATTCCAAAGGTGCTCAGGGCGGTAAAAAGTCAATGGACAGAGTTTCGGGTTCGGGTGTTTTTGCCCGTGACCCTGACGCACTCCTTGACCTTACAAGGCTTGAAATCAGCGAAGATTTGATGAAGCAGCAAAAGGATGAAAGAACCTGTAAAATCTGCAAAGACTGGATAGGTCGTTTTAACCAAATCAGCGAAGTGTGTTCGCAGGACGATTTGGTAATGGCAAATAATATGATTGACATCGCACGCAAAACGCTTCCTGAACAGTCTTTTAAGCTGATGATGTCAGATGTTGCCCGTGCCGAAAAAACCGTAAAAGGGATGTCAGCGTGGAGAATAGAGGGTACTCTGCGAGAGTTTCCGGCATTTGATGCACTTAACCTTTGGTTTGATTATCCGATACACAAATCAGATACAACAGGTGTGTTGAAAGACTGTAATTTTGAGGGCGATTTTAACCCGCCTTACAAGAAGAATTTCGGTAAGAAAAAGAGTGAATCGGAACGCAAAAAAGAACGCTCAGAATCTATTATGACAGCGTTTACTGCAGAAGAAAATAACGGTCAGGCAGATATAAATGACATTGCTACATATCTTGGAGTTACCGAAAAAACAGTCCGAAATCGATTAAAAGAGCACGGCGGATTTTGGGTTGACGGCGGTAAAACAGGATTAAAGGAAAAGGAAAAAGTCGAATAAATTTTCCCTTTCCGTCAAATTTGGAAGGAAAATTTTATCGAGAATTTCCCTTTCCGTGAAGGAAAATAAGGAAAATTTCCCGAGATTTTCCTTTTCTAAAAATGACGGAAAATGACTTTTTTCTCGAGATTTTCCGAGGGAAAGAAAAAGTATATATACTACCGTATATATAAACGATGTCCGTTCCCTAAGGTCACAGGGGTGAAGTAGTTGTGCGAAGCTTACGCACAACAACTCCTTCCCCTGACCTGTGACTAAAAGCAAAATTTTAAAGTTAAGAAAGGAATGGTAAAAAATGGCAAAATGCAAATCGACTTCAAAAGATAAAAGATTAAAAGTCGCTAAAAGAATGCCTCCACTAAAACGAAGAAAAGATGGAGAGGATTATTGTTATATCAACGACGAAGTAATGAAGTGGATTTCCAAAAATCCTGCGTTGATAAGTTATGTATTGGATAAGGTAGCCGCTAATGGATACATAGTTTACGACCCAAAATTAAAAGTATGGCACGGAGCTGATTATTATGAAATCGAATGCAACGAAGACTGAATTTTTTATGGCGATGATACCGCCGACCGTAACGGCACAGGAACATAAAGTTATGGTAAAAAACGGCAAACCTGTTTTTTACAATCCGCCTGAGGTAAAACAGGCAAGAGAAAAACTCACATCACATTTGGCAAAGTTCAAACCGTCAGACCCGTACAAGTCGGGTGTCAGGTTAATAACAAAGTGGTGTTTTCCTCGTGGTAAACATCAGGACGGCGAATATCGTATAACAAAACCTGACACGGACAATCTGCAAAAAATGCTAAAAGATTGTATGACCGCTCTCGGCTTTTGGTCTGATGACGCACTTGTTGCAAGTGAGATATGTGAAAAGTTTTGGGCAGAGGTTCCGGGTATTTACATTGAGGTGGAAGAACTGTGAATATCTCAGAAGTTAAACGCAACCTTGAAAGAGTTGTGCTGTATAACGGTGCAGAATACGTTCTGAAAGGCTGTATCATCAGACGGAATACAACGGGTCGGTTTTACTATCAGGCAGAGCTTATGGACACCAAAGCCAAAAGCTCGTTGATTGTAACTGCACTTGATAAGATTGACGAAAGGAGAGAAAGCATTGAAAGCGAGAATACCCGTTAAGCTTAAAAGAGAAGCTATGGCGGAGATTAACCGCCTTGCCGACAGGGAATACCAGAAAGTCAAGGACAAAGAAATCAATGACCTGACAAGGCGAATTTTTAAGACTATCGTATTTGCCTTGCATAAGGATTTCGGCTTTGGCAGGGACAGATGTGCAAAAGCTTTGAGGTCGATGACCGAAATAATTGAACACTCCGACACTGACGAAGTGTTTTGGGAGCATATCGACCGTGTGGTTATCGACAAGCTGAAACTTGAATTTGAGAAGCGGGACTATACCGACAATGGAAAAGTTGTTAATTTTGAAGGAGACGAAGAAAATGATTGATTGTACGAAAACTACAAACTACTTCACCGAGAAGTTGCGGATGACGAAAAGAACAAAGAACGGACTGTGTAAAATTAAGTGTAGCAACTGTCCTTTGTGTAGTAATAACAACGGTGAAGGTTTATCGTGTCCAACCTTTGAAATGTATTATCCCGAAAAGGCGGTTAAGGCTGTACAGAGGTGGAGCGATGCACATCCGCCAAAAACTTATTTGTCCGAACTACTAAAGCATTATCCAAACATTTCGCTTGAGGATAATGGAACACCCAATTTTTGTCCTTATCGTTTAGGGCTTATGAGCATAGATGATTGCAGAAAAGACCATAACTGCGTTGAGTGTTGGAATCAGCCTATTGAGAAAGGTGAAGAGCGATGAAAAGATATATTGATGCAGATAAATTTATCGAATATTTAGGCTTCGAGAACACCGAAGAAGAACGAGATGAAAATGTCGGTGAAATTGTTACACTACAAGATTTTGACAATCAGATAGCAGAAGATGTTCAAGAAGTTAAACACGGAAAGTGGGTATCGACTGGAAATGCTTTAGGGTACACTGAGTATCATTGCTCAGAGTGCGATAATTATTTATTCTTAGATTCCAAGGATAGCGAGTTATATCCATACTGCCCTTATTGCGGTGCGAAAATGGACAAGGAGTGTGAAAATTAATGGCATTCCCCGAAAAGCTAAAAGCGTTAAGACTTGAAAATGGATTAACGCAAGATGAACTGGGTGAAAAACTCTATTTGAGCAGAACAAGTATATCTTACTATGAGCAAGGAAAATTTGAGCCTAATATCGAAACCATAATAGCTGTAGCGGATTTATTTAACATCACAACAGATGAATTGTTGAGGTGAGGTGTGAACACAATGACAAACTTTGAAAAAATCAAACAGATGTCAATTGATGAAATGGCTCGGAGTTGTATGAATTTTTTCGACTGCCCGTATGGAACTTCGTATGTTGGCTGTCATATGGAAAAGCGATTCAATAACAGCTGTATTGACTGCACAAAACATTGGCTTGAAAGTGAGGTAGAAGAATGAAAATTGAAGAATTAAAACAGCATATAGAAGAATGTGTAGAACTCTTATCCAAAAAGCAAAAACAAGTATATGACAGCAAAAAGCGAAGAGGAAAAGACTTTTATATATTTGAAGGAATGATAACTGCATACGCAAGGGTAGGTCATTTTCTTGAAAATTTGGAGGAGTGATATAGATTGACGGTTAAAGATTATTTATATTCGGTCAGGGTTTCGGATAAGCTGATCAGAACGAAAGAACACGAGCTGTCGAAACTTAGGCTGAATATTGCACAGGTATCGGTTAAGCAGAACGAGCCTGTTAAGACATCAGGAGTGAATGACCCTATGCGGATTGTTGACAGGATTGCAGACCTTCAGGCTGAAATCAATCGGGAAATTGACAATCTTGTGCGGTTGAAAACTGAAATCCGCAGTAAAATCAACGCACTTGACGATTACCGTTACATTGCAATTTTGACCGAGTATTACATAAATTGTCAGAGGTGGGAGGATATTGCCGAGAGTATGGAAATGAGCGTAAGGCATACCCTGAGATTGCACGGCGAAGCGTTACAGGCGTTCCGAAAAAAGTTCAATTTCTCGTAAAATTATTTTGAAATGTCATTGAATGTCACCCTTACCCTGCGTATAATGGTATTATGAAAGTTTGACAAACAGGACATATGTAAAACTCTCCTAAGATAAAAATCGCACAGACCGCTCTCGTTTGAGGGCGGTTTTGTGTTGTGAGGTGAAATTGATGTATAAAGACAAATGCGGTACAGGTTACGAAAATAGCACAAGAGCGATTTTTCAGGGTGCAGGAGAATATGACATCCCGATTATTGAGCCTACAAAAATTACAGAAAACAACTTTATCGGATTTAATGAAGTTTTGAGCAGTAAGCAGAACAACTGCGGTGTGCATTTCTTTTTGGACGATTACCAGTTCCAAAGATTATGGAATACACCCGACAGGTATATTGAGAGTCTACAAAAATTCAGTTGTGTATTATCGCCTGATTTCAGTCTTTACACTGATTATCCGACAGCGTTGCAGATTTATAACCACTATCGCAAGCATTGGATAGGTGCATATTTACAACTCTACGGCATTGAGGTAATACCTACAATTTGTTGGAGCGACGAAAAAAGTTTTGAATGGTGTTTTGACGGCGAGCCTTTGGGTGGTACGGTTGCCGTATCAAGTGTTGGAACGCAGAACCGTACGGAATCAAAAGAACTGTTTTTGAAAGGTTACAAAGAAATGATTGAACGCTTACAGCCTGAAACAATTATCTTCTACGGCAGAGTCCCCGAAGAATGTATGGGAAACATCATCAACATCAAATCGTTTCAGGAAAAATTCAGGAGGTCAAAATAATGGGCGGAAGAGGCTCTTCAAGCGGTATAAGTGATAAGGGAAAGAAGTACGGTACAGAATATCACACAGTTGCTCAATTTGGTGAAATAAAAGTAATTCATATGAATGGTAATACTTCGATAAAAGCTCCTATGGAAACTATGACAAAAAATAGAGTGTATGCTACTCTTGACAAACAGAGCAACATCAAAAGTGTTACTTTTTATGACAACTACGGCGAAAGAATAAAACAAATTGACGTTAAAGGTAGACCTCATAATGGAATGATGCCACATACCCATTTGGGTTATGAACATAATGAAATTGGAGATCGTCAATTGACTGATAAAGAACTGAAATATGTAAGTGTATTATTGAATAAATGGGAAAGAAAAAGAAAACACTTGAATATTTAGAAATTTATTGATATAATATTATAAACGCAGGGGATAGTTTAAATAGGAAAACAGTTTTTACAGATTCCGGTGCAACTCCGGAAACCTGTGTTTAAAGACAGTACAGAAATGTGCTGTCTTTTCTTTTGCTTATTTTTAGAAAGGGCGGTGATACCGTGAAAGACAAATTAAATGCAAGACAGAGGAAGTTTGCGGAATATTATGCGCAGAGCGGTAACACCGTTCAGAGTGCTATACAGGCAGGATATTCCGAAAATTACGCAAACGCAAGAGCGTATGAATTGTTGGAGAATGTTGGAGTTTCAAAATACATCAAGGAGCTTTCCGATAAGCTCAAAGATGAGCGCATTATGAGTGCAAAGGACAGACAGGTTGCTTTGTCCGACATTGCAAGGAATGACGGGCAGGACACCTCTGACAGAATCAGGGCTATTGACACGCTCAACAAGATGACGGGCGAATACACCGTTAAGGTTGACGCAAAGGTTGAGCAGTCCGAAAAGCTATCCGATGTGTTTAGACAGTTGGGTGGTGAGGGATTGAGTGAGTAACAAATTCCCGCTATCGCAAAAGTATATCGACTTTATCAACACAACAAATGTGTCGGCTGAATTTCTTGAAGGAACTACAGCGTCCGGCAAAACTACCGTCGGAGCAGGCGTTAAGTTTATGCGAATGGTGTCGCAGTCGCCGAAAAAACTCCACGCAATTGCCGCCAAGACTACGGGCAAGGCTGAGGAAACTATAATTCAACAGGACAACGGTATTCTCGACCTGCACCGTAACGCAGTTTACTGTGGCAACGGCGACAAGGACTACAAGCTCCCGCATATCAAGTTTGAGGATAAAATCATCTATATTCTCGGTTACAGCAGTCGGGATAAGTGGGAAATGGTTCTCGGTGCGCAGTTTGGGTGCGTTTATATTGACGAAATCAACACCGCCGATATCGAGTTTATCCGAGAGATGTCAACCCGTAATGACTATATGCTTGCAACGCTGAATCCCGACGATCCGAGCCTGCCTGTGTATAAGGAGTTTGTCAACCGCTCCCGTCCTTTTAAAAAATATGAAAACGATGTTCCTCCCGAGATTACGGCGGAGCTTACCGAAGAACCTGTACCGAATTGGCGGTATTGGTTCTTTTCTTTTGCCGACAATTTAAGTCTTACACCTGAACAGATTGAAAAGAAAAAGAACTCTGCACCGAAAGGTACAAAGCTCTATAAAAATAAAATCTTAGGTTTGCGAGGCAGAGCAACAGGTCTTGTGTTCCCGAATTTTGAGAGGGCAAGACATATCAAATCAAAAGAGTGGGCAGGAAAGTTTTTGAACTGTAACCGCAAGTCGGAACACTTTGTTCAGTTCACCGCAGGTCTTGATACCGCCTATTCGCAGAAGTCGCCTGACACTATCGCAATGACATTTTACGGCATTACCAATCACGGCAAGTGTGTTCAGCTTGATGAAAGAGTTTATAACAACGCTGAAATGCAAACACCTATTGCTCCGAGTGACACGGTGAAGAATTTTATTGATTTTCTTGACCGCAACCGTGATGAATGGGGCTTTGCACGCACGGCTTTTATTGACAGCGCCGACCAAGCGACTATTACCGAATTTCAAAAGTATAAGCGACAGCACGGCTGTGTCTATGACTTTGCAAATGCATGGAAGAAAACGAAGATTATCGACCGAATCAATCTTGTACTCGGCTGGCTTGCCACCGACTGTTATTTTGTGCTTGAACATTGTAAAAACACGATTGCAGAGTTTGAAATTTACAGCTGGCGAGAGGATAAAGACAACACACCCGAGGACGGTCACGACCATTGCATTAACAGCGGTCAATATGCGTGGCTGCCGTTTAAAAATATTATTGGAAGTGAAATAAATGGGGCTGATTAACAGAATGGCTGAATCTATCAGATCGGGAATTAAAAACTTTTTGCAGATTACTCCTGCAAGCGACAAAACAATTACCGTTACCGAAACAAGCAATCATCTGACCGAGTGCTTTATCAATCGCATTTGGTATTGGGGCAACAGCAGACAGCTTGCGGAGCTGTACAGGCAGATTGATACAAACAAAACTATGTTTTGGGCGGCAAAAAGCACAAAGGGGCTTGAAATCCGTAAAATACACACGGGTTTGCCGGCACTCATCTGCGAAACGCTTGTGAATATCGTAATTGCCGACTACAACGGCACAGATGTTACAAGTAAAAATTCAACCGCTTATGCTGAGCGTTGGGAAGATATTGAAAAGCAGAACAAATTGTCAGACACGGTTAAGCAAATGCTCCGTGACCTATGTGTTGTCGGTGACGGTGCTTTTAAGGTCAGCTTTGACACGGCTGTATCAGATGTTCCGATTGTTGAATGGTATCCTGCCGAAAACATCGACTTTACATATGTGCGCGGCAGAATCCGAGAGGTTAAGTTTTACACCGATTACACGCAAAAACACCGCCGTTACCGTTTTGAAGAAACATACGGTTACGGCTATATTCACTATGCTTTGTACGATGACAACGGCAAAGAGATTGACCTGCACACGGTTGACGCTCTTTCGTGGATTGATTCAAAGGGCGTTACATTTGACGAATCATATATGTGGGCTGTACCTGTCCTTTACGGCAAATCGTGCCACAAGGGCAGAGGTGCGGGCATTATCGGCATAAAAACAGACGCTTTCGACAGTCTTGATGAAGTGTGGTCACAGTGGATGGACGCACTCAGAGCCTGCCGAACAAAGCAGTATGTGCCTGATTGCCTTGTTCCGAGAAATCCCGAAACCTGTCAGCCGATATCGCCAAATCCGTTTGACAACCGATTTATCACCGTGGGCAACGATATGTCTGAAAACGGCAACGGCAACAGGATTTACACCGAAAGTCCGCAGATTCAGCACGAAAGTTATTTGAGTTCATACATTACTGCCCTCGACCTCTGCTTACAGGGCATTATATCGCCGTCAACTCTCGGCATTGATACGAAGAAGCTTGATAATGCAGATGCTCAGCGTGAAAAGGAAAAGACAACCCTTTACACAAGGCAGAACCTTGTGAAAATTACGCAGAACGCACTTCAAAGCCTTGTTGCAGTTGTACTCAATGCAGACGGTGAACTTAACGGCAAGGGTATTGTTGAGGGCTTGGAAGTGTCCGTAAACTTCGGCGAATATGCAAATCCGAGCTTTGAAAGTCAGGTTGAAACTGTGTCAAAAGCAAGACAGGGCGGTTTGATGTCAGTTGAAACCTCGGTTGACGAGCTTTACGGCGACAGCAAGTCGGAGGATTGGAAAGCCGAAGAGGTGCAGAGAATTAAAGAGGAACAGGGCATCGCAGGCGAAGAAGAAAAATCGGAGCTTGACGATGTGGACCTTACCGACACAGAATAACCTGACAATAACGCAGATGATGAAGAAAATGCGGAAAATAATGCAGAAAAAACCGAAAGCAATCCCGAACAGAATGATACACAGGTAAACAATGAGTGATTACAATATCAGAGAAGCCTTTGAAAAAATCGAAGATGAACTGATTGACAGCATGATGAGAAATTTCAGCCGTCACAGAGCCGAAGAAACCAAAGAGGGTTACAACTGGACACAATGGCAGGCTGAACAGCTCAAAAGTCTTGAAGAGTACCGTAAGCACAACGCAAAGAAATTTGGCAAGCGTTTCAAAACCATTAACGGCAAGGTTGAAGAGATGATTCGCACCGCCAAAGCTGACGGAAATGCAAGTCAGGAGGCAGAAATTCTTGAAGCTGTCAAGGAAGGTTTCAAGGCTCCGAAAAAGCCGTCAGCACACAGCACAGCCGAGTTTTTTAAGGTGAATGGCCGTAAACTTGATGCACTCATAAAATCGACCACAGACGATTTAAAGAGGGCAGAAACGGCAGTTTTGCGTATGAGCAACGACAAGTACCGCAAGGCGATTTTTAACGCACAGGTTGCAATGAACACGGGTGCGGTTACATACGAAAAAGCCGTTGATATAGCTTGCAAAGATATGCTCAACGCAGGTCTTAATTGTGTGGAATACAAGAACGGTGCAAGGCACACGCTCTCTGATTATGCGGATATGGCGGGGGGGGGGGGGGGGGGGGGAG